TATATGTTTAAACTACATATAAAGTTTTAAAATTTCAATTCCTAGCATATTTAATGTAAGGAGATTGAACTGTAGAAGGAGAACTAGAAGAAGTACCACCGTTCGATCCTTTGTACAATGTATTATTACCACCGATAAGATCTGTAGTCGGTCTAATAATAGGCGCGATGCTATGAAATCCTAAACGTGATTCGTCTGTCATCCCTATAAATAAATTTATTTTTGTGGCAGTTGTGGTATAAATCAATAATGTTCCAAATGAAGCAATAGATAAATTTGAATTAGAGAAATCGTTAAATTTCTCTGGTCCTCCTATAAATTTATAAATATTTGTATTAGGAACTACAAACTCATATAATTTAGGTCCATGCGATTGATGCGCGATCTCTAAAAACGGTACAGGATATCCAGCACCACCATAAACAAGAGGCGAAAATTCGTCTCTCGTACTAATTGTAGATTCTCTCAAAAATCCATCACTGCTTATGTTACATTGAGGAGGGACATAAAACACCGTCAGCGAACTATCATCTTCAGAAAAGTCTACGGTTCTTATCTTTATTTTCAAGCCTGCTGACTTTCCATAATACATTCCTGCAACCATTTGCAAAGGAGTAATGGCTCTAGAAGTCATCTTCTCTCCGATATATTCTTTCAAGTCTATAACATTTTCTCCTTATTCTATTCTAAGAGTATGATTTTGATACATTCTTCTTATCAATGGTCTTATATCTATGGGAGAAAACAATCTCTCTTGATGATTTTCTTTGATATCTATATCTGTACTACTGCCTTCCAACACTGAATTTGTTTGAGGTTCGTTCATCACTTGTAAACCTTGTGTAATAAATTCGTTTTCAAGCTTTGTATCGTCTTTTAAAACTTTTAAAATTTTCAAAGTATTAGCAGAAGGTCCATTCCTAGAAAGAGGTATTTGAGTAGCTAATTCAGTAGCATAACCATGAAAAGTCAAATCATCTCCAGCTGAGATAAAAACGTTAAAGTTAACATCTACAGGAGAATCTGTTGAATTAGCCATACTCTGAGCCACATAAATGTAATACATACCATGGAAAATGGCATCTAAAGATAAATCTGGGGAACAAGGAGTTAAGGAATTTCTACACAAATATGGTAGCGTGATAGTTTGCACTTCTCCTCCTGCTGTGAATTCCATTAAATGGGAAGGACCGCTCAAAATAGATGAATATTCAGGGTATGATGAGAAAACTGCCGATGGCGGATTGTATAACTGTATCAATCGAAGCTTTACTTGTTGTTTATTATTCATAACTGATTGAATATGTATTTTTATAGAACCTCTCCATGCCCTGGATAAATAGTGGATTAGCTCTATATTGTTAGCTATGATCCAATTACTATTAGAAAAGCCGCCTTGACGAGGAGAAATGGCATTTGCCCATACTAATTTACCGGCCAAATCATCTACATTGACTTTAAATTTACCAATGTATTGAGGTTTACTTAATATATGCTTTATAGACATTTCGTCTACTGCAGTATTAAATATTGGACGGTCTACTATTCTATCGATTTCTGGATATGGATCAAGTTTCTCGAAAAATTGCTCTCCAGTAGTATTATTTCCATAATTACGAAAAGAAGTTATGACTCTATTATTAATTAGCGGTATATTAGGATTATGCAAACCTGTGTAATATTTGATTCCTGCTCTAACTTCATCTATAGCATCTCCAACCATTTTCTTAGTATAAGAAGTAGTGGCATCTATAGCAGACGAAGCGATTGATTGTAATCCTTGAGTATAAAAATCTAGTCCAAGGGGACATAATAATTGAGTAGTTTCTTCACATACGTCATCGCATATTTCTGTAAGCCCTTGAGTTGTATATGAAATATAACGAGGACTAGGAACAAAAATATCCATAGCGTTAAAAGTAGCTTCTACAGTTAAATTCAAAGTCGTAGAAGAACCTTCTGAAGGACTTAAGGGATTTAAAACCATAACTACTAATGATGCAAAGTTTCCAGGTTTGTTGGATTCTGCACAAGCATTAGTAGTGGAAGGGGCTAAAGGACGCATATCCAAACTGGCAACATCTGTATTGCAAAACCAAGGCACATGTATCATTGCTGATGTAGCTTCATTAGCATGTAAAAAACAATGAGGACCTGACATTAAGGAGTTGACTAAATGAACAGAATCTGCTGGATCTATAATACTATAGAAATCTGGAGGTACAGGAGGCATAATGCCTACTAACAAAGTACCAGCATGAGTAATAGTTCCAGAAACTGAAAAGCTCAAAGTCAAGTCACTCCTAAAATAAGCTCCTAGTTTTAAAGCATTTTCTAATGATAAATTGGACGTAAATACATCCCTAGGAAGTTCTCGTGTTAAAGTAGGTAATATAGTGTAAATGGGTTGATTTCCCCACACAAAATTCTCTACAAAAAAGGGTCTATCTATAAAAGGTTTTGTATCTATACGAAATTCTTCTGGAAAATCAATTGTAGGATATACATCATGATGATCAGGAGAAAAACATATATTTCTTGTGTTTATACTAGCAACTGATGTGCTAAAAGATTGATCTGTCGTATTGACATCGTAATTCATAACTTTATTAAATTGTGAATCTGTGTTAGCAATTTTGCTATTATTATTATTATTATTGTTATTGTTATCTGTAATAGTATAAAATCTAAGAAAGACTACTATTAAAATCTTTCGTAACCTAATTTTAATTCTAGTTTAGTAGGTGGCGAAGTCTTAGGTATACATTCTTATAACCCCTAATTACTAAACTTCAATTTTTATAAAAAATTGGAGACATTTTTCCCTAAACATTTCATAACATAAGCATAAGTAGTTTCTTCTTCCATACTTTTCTTAATGTGTTCGTTACTAAATGTTTTAAAATAAAATGATTTTCCTTCTGCTTCAGTTAAAATTTTATTTTTCAAAATTTCATTCTCATGCAAAAAGATCTCGAATTGGAAAGCTGTCATTTTTCCTCCCATTATGTCATCATAATTTCTAGAAGAATCTGTATAACGCAAAGAATTTGCTAAAGTATTTAAAGATAAAGGTCCTACTGTTTTTCCTAGTTCTTTGTGAAATTTAAAACTTCGTTTCAAGAAAACACAATCAGTCAATAACTTAGAAGGCTCTGTTATTTCTCCTTTTTCTCCATCAGTATATTTCATTCCGATGCTCGTAGCAAAATTACGCATGGTGATAGCATTAAAATACTTACACAATCTCTGAGGAGATCCACAAAATTTGTCGTCTCCTAAAACAAAATCAAATAACTCATCGAAATCATCAACGGTTGGGACTTTGTCATCTTTCCTCATCTCTTCATATAATACCATTGCGCTCAAAAATCTATTAATTAAAGAGTTAAAAAAGGCTGTAACCCAACAACCAGAAGGCATGGAATGAGTCGTTAAAACAACTTTTTCTTTAATTAAAACGAATGTTCTAACCATAGAATCTAATAAAGTTTTTAAAACTATAGGATCTTCTCCACGATAAAACTCCATTACCAATTCCGTGATAGCGTCTTGAACTTGAGCTGGAGCACCTCCATCCCAATTTCCGAAATCTCCATCAAAATTAATATACGCGCTTTTAGCTCGTTTATATAATTTATTCCAATCACGATAAGGATTCATTCCAATAGCCATTTGGTTCTCCCACATATTTTTCTTACAATGGGCAAATAGTTTACCTAAATACTTCTTCACTAAGAAAGTGTGATGTAGAGGAGCAACTCTAAAAGAACGAGGTTTATCCTTCTTTTCAACTAGACGTAATTCGTCTTTAAATGCTTCATAAAACAAAAGCTCTTCTATTTGTGTTTGATCAGAATTACAATTCTGTTTAAATTTCTTGATTTTATTAGCAAATAAAGGAGTAATCTCTCCTTTTTCAAAATCCATATATAGTTCTTTTTCTTTTTCGTATCCGTAACCATTAACTGATAGTTTATTTAAACCGGATAAATTATCTTCTTTAACACCTTTAATGACTTCTTTATCACTTAAATCATCAAATGGTATAAAAAATCGTTTAATACATTTCTTTCCAAATTCAATAGAATCGTTAGATATGTAAGGTATAGGTTTTAAAGATTTTTTAGCTATCTCTGGCAATGTTTTAGAACCGCAGCTTAAAAAATTAGGAGGTAGTTTTTCTCCATGTTCTTTGACTTCCTCAATTAAGCAATCAAATAGTTCACTTTTATGTAAATTGCTTTTTTGCAAAGGACGCTTTGAAGGAAAAATGTTGTTAAAAAGTTTTAATCCTGAATAATCTTTTTCTTCATGTTCCTTGATGTCTAAATGTTGACTTTCTTTAAAAACCAGCATCTGTTTCAACTCTCTCAAAACTCGCTTTGGCAATACGAAAGCAAAGCCAGTAGAAACATTTCCGGCTACGTGAACGCCACATAACCCGTGATTTGCATCAACTAATAAGCTGCCACAAAGGCCTGACGCGGTAATACCATAAACTATTCCTGTTCCAGGCTGTACTGTATAAGCTTTATTTAATGTAGGATTCTGCACTTGGAAAGAATCTTTATTAACCACGAAATTATTATCCAAACTTAAAGCAGCTTGAGGATTAACAAAAAACATCTGTCTTGCATTATAAGGTATATCATCATCAAGACTACTATTAAAAAGACTGTGTGTTGCATCTTTGTATATAGGTATTCCTAATGAAATTTCAATTATTGCCATATCATATTCTGGCCATTCTTTGATAACTTTGAATGGTATATTATTACATTCATAAGAATTATTACCAAAGCAATTCCAATCTCTAAAAATATTAGCGACTCCTTCCATTGTATTATAAGAATGGGTCTGTTCCATAGCTCTTCTTCCAGAGATAATACCTTGAGATATATTCTTAAAACCATCCTTACTAACTAACTCAATAATACGCATCTTCGATCTTAAAGAAGAAATACGTGTACTCAGACCTGCATCATTTTTAACAATATCTGTCAAAGTATCATTTCCATTATCAATTATCATTGAAGGTATAGTTCGTTGTACATAATCTTCGTGAGCTTCATTCCACAACTTAACACTTTGTTGACGATAAGTATTTACGGTTAAATCATTTGGAGCGACGTCTCCAACTATAAGTTCATACAGTTTGTATCCTGCTATTACAGTCAGAGCACTAATTGCTCCTTGGAAACAGCCCATTAAAAGACCTATATAAATTCTTGGTTCGTTTTTCAGAAAATCATATATATCTGTAGTTTTTTCATAAAGACTACTGGTCATATTAGACAAATATTCTTTAAACACTCCTAAATTATCTTTAGTTAAATAAGACATTAAGTGCGTATATGATTGAGTGTCTAACTCGTCACTAGCTGGAAAATATTCTTCCTCTTCTGTTTTATCGGAGATAAAATTATATACTAAATCATCAATTTGTTCTTCATCTTCTACTGATAATGCATTATTAGTAAACATATTTTTCTGTTTTTCTAAGAAAATGGTAATTAACGAAAAGATCCAAGCCACTGTATTATTATTGTTTACAATATTACAAAAGGGTTTTAATATACAATCTGCTTGAGGACCAATAAATTGTGTATTCCATTTATCTGTTGTATGATCAAATTTTTTATATTGAATTTTCCCTGACATTCTACCGTTAGAAAAACTAGTATTATTAAAATTTAAAACGTGACATCTTCTAAATAAAGCAGATGGTTCTGCAATGCAATCTGCTTTAGTAAAATTATGTAAATCGGAAAAATGATTGGTAGTTAATAATAATAATTTACTATTAAAATATTTGGTATTTTTGTTTTTAGCCTCAGCACAATCTAAAGGAAACTTCACAGGAGAAACAAAATTAATAATTTGTCTCCACTGAGAAACTCCTTGTTGTCCTACATCATCCATAACAAAAACATCCTGGTCAAGATAATCGTCATAAAAATCCTTGGCTGCGTCTACAGCAGGGCACGTATGATTATAAACAGAAAAGTTTTTCTTAACTAAATAATCAACAACTTTGTTCATTATAGTAGATTTTCCTGATCCTGCTTTTCCTTCAAAGACTATACAAACTGGCTCATTTCTAGCTGAAACTTCAAAATTCTTAGACAGCTTAACCATAACTTGCAATGTATTATATTGTTGAACATATAATTTATAAGCCGGATTGGCTAATAATGATTGTATATAATGGTTAACAGTCATTTCTTCGTATAAGTCTACGCATTTACATCTAATGACAGGATCAAATATTATTTGGTTATTTTTCTGAAAATCTATAGTTATTTTAGTCATTTTACTTGTCAACTTCAATCCTTTAACGAAATTTAATGGTTGTAATATAATTTCGATAATAGAAGAAATAAAGTCTAATTTTAAAGTATCTTTAAGCCATACTAAAATGTCATGACAAACTTCTAAAAACTTTTGTATTAAATCCATAACGATGTTAGGAGAATCTAAAAGTTTCTTACTAGTCACTAAAGATATTTGTTTTAAACTACGCATTATAGGTTCTGGAAGACCAAAACAAGTCAACATTAACATAATCGAATCAATACTACTTATTTCTTCTAAGGATTGTGGAAATAATATATTTTTATTTTTATCCTTAAAATCGGAAAAGCGTATCATCGCTGAATAAAACCTAGCAATAAATTTGAGTAAAGACACTGGTCTCCAAAAAAATGGATCACTTAATTCTAACGTTAAATTCATTACGTCAATAAACCAAGCAGCTATTTGAGGATTATTTAAATTTTTTACAATTTTAATTATGCCTTGACTAGTGTTTCTGATATTATAAAACATACTACTCACTGCATCAACTAATCCTTGTGTTACCATCTTCGGCTTTGCAACAAACATTTTAAAGTCTCTTTTTTGCACTACTTGAATACTGTAATCACTATACTTAGTTAATAGCCATTTAGAAACTAATTTAGGCGAAAGGAAAAATAAGATTTTTCTATTATAATCTAGAAAATAATCTCCATTTCTTTCTCCTATTAAATTCTTAATAACTACATGATCTAAATCTACACTCTTTAAATATAGTATAACTTTTTGTTGTACACTGTGATATTTACTAGAGTGATTGTTATTATTTGTGTGATGGAAAATCGGTGGTTGGGAAATTTTCCCGAGTCCAGATTGAATTAACTCTTCATCAATATTATCATTTGGCGTTAGGTAAGCACTAACTGAGCTTTGGAAAGAAACAGGTTCCAACTGTGTAGAGTTTTTGTTACATGGGTGCATTACGCATTCTTTGTATGTGTTATTCAACTCAATGTTAGGCACAACCCGACTTTTACAAAATGAATCTAGGTTATTCCTTCTTTCAGTAGGTAGCTTCTTCTTGAAAATATCCCGCTCGGATACTTGGATGTGACTCACCTCACAACTGATTTTTGGCACTAGGTAAGCACTAGTAGAGCTTTGGAAAGGAACAGATTCCAACTGTATAAGGTTTTTAATTTTACATGGGTGCATTACGCATTCTTATAAATTTGTTATTTAACTTATTGTTAGGCACAACCCAATGGGTACAAAGTGAATATAGTTTATTCCTTCTTTCACTAGGTAGCTTATTTTTGAAAACATCTTACTCAGATATTCGGACGTGACTCACCTCACGACTGGTATTAAAATTTTGGTGACATTTATCATAATGTTCTATTTTATACAAATAAAACTTGATGGTAAAGCAATAGTTCTCTATTAACGAGAAATTGAATTACAAAAATATAATCTAAAACAAGACGATTAAGAAAAATGACCTGCGCTACTTAATCGTGTTGACTATAGTTATTTTAATCAGAGCACGGTTAAGAATAAAGACCTACATGTTAAAAAACAATACTACTTAATGATCGTGTTCCTTGATTATAT